AATCAAATGATCACCAAATTAGTTATCGGGGATGAATCCCTGTTAACAAATTACAATTATGAGGCTTCCATAGAGGAAGCTGCTAATGCAGTGAAAGTCATCCGAGAAGATAGCGATAAGAATTCACGTGAAGTCTATACCGCAAATCACAGTGGCAATATTGAAAAATGGGGAAGGTTACAAATCGTAGAAACGGTTAACGACGCTGATTTAAATGCGTCACAAATACAGCAACAAGCTCATGGGTTGCTACGCGAAAGGAATCAAGAATTTAAAACGTTGTCCTTGGACGCTGTTGGAACATTAGAAATAAGTGCTGGTAACAGCTTTATTCTAAGACTATCCGATTTAGAAAAGGATGGGATTGGAAAAGATAGCTTAGCTTTAGTCACAAGATGCACCCACCATTTAGGTAAAATCCATACCATGAGCCTTGAAGTAGAGGTGATTTAATGGCAGGTGAACAGTTAGCACGACTTATTAAAGACTGTCAAACTAAAGAAGGCGAATTATCTGATTTAGTCTATGGGGTTGTTACCAGTACGACACCTTTAACAATTCGAGTGGATAATCGATTTAGTGTGGGCAGTCGCCATTTGCTTTTATCGCAAATGGTACGAAATCTATCCCTTCCCGTTACAGTTTCGGTGACGGTGAATGGTGAGTCAGGTCAAGGGACGGGAACGGTGCAAGTTTTCCGCCCCTTACAGACTGGCGATCGCGTTAAAATGTTGCGGGTGAGCAAAGGACAAAAATATTATGTGCTTGAAAGGAGCTGATTAGATGGATGAAGAAATCATAGACCAAATCCCTTCAAGGACGTACCGAGTTCAAAATGGTCGGATTGCGGGTTGGATTGATGAGCTGGGAGCCATGCGGCAAGCCATTGAGAAAGTACTTCAAACCGAGCGTTTTACATGGCCGATCTATACTGACAACTACGGGATTGAGTTACAAGATTTAATGGGCCAAGAGCATGATCTAGTTAGGGCTGAAATCGAAAGAGTCGTAGGAGAAGCATTGTTAGTAGATGAGCGCATCATTGACTTGACTCATTTTACATTGACGCAAGAAAGCAGAACCACTATTTTGGTCTCTTTTTTGGCGATTACCCTTTACGGGCAGATTCATATAGAGCAGGAGGTGATCACGAAATGAATCCAGAGGAAATTGGGAAATTTCTTGAAACCTATGATTATGATTACTTTATTAATGACGCCTTATCAAGGATTCCAGAAGGAGTTGATACGAGAGAAGGCTCTATCATATTTGATGCGTTGGGACCTGCGTGTTACCAACTGGCAGAGTTTGTGATGCAACTTAAACTAATGTACCAAGCGACCTTTATCCATACAGCTCATGAGGAGTATTTAGATTTAAGAGTAGCTGAACGTGGATTGAAACGGTACCTAGCCACAAAAGCTATGAGACTAGGGTACTTTGAAGGAACTGACGGCAAAGCGATGTCTGATTCCCATTTGATCGGATCCAGGTTCAGCACCCTAGATGCCACTCAATTTTTAGCCTTCCAAGTAACGGAAGCTACACAAGTGCCCGGTTATTTTCATCTTGAATGTGAAACAGAGGGGACGATCGGAAATGCTTATAGGGGCGATTTGTTACCCCTTACTCATCTTAACGGATTAGGGAAGGCAGAGTTGACAGAAATCATAATTCCAGGTCAAGATGTAGAAACCGACGAGTCGTTACGAGCACGTTTTTTCAAGTCATTAGAAATTTCTAGCTTTGGGGGTAATATCGCCCAATATAAAGAGCAGTTATTGGCCATTGACGGAGTGGGTGCTGTGCAAGTACACCCTGCCTGGAACGGTGGCGGGACTGTTAAATGTGTTGTGGTGGATGGTGAGTATCATATCATTTCTAATAGCTTTATTGAATCTATTCAAAACCAAGTCGACCCACAAAAAGCAGGGCACGGATATGGTCTGGCACCTATAGGCCATCAAGTGACCGTGACCACCCCTACCCTTAAATCGGTTAACGTCACGGTATTTGTTGATCTACAACCCGGTGTGACTTTAGGACAAATACAAGATCTGATAGTTGAGGCGATTCAATCACACTTCCAAAATTTACGTACCCATTGGGCGGTGGAAAACGAGTTTTCGGAATACTCCTTGTCTGCTTACAGATCCCAAATTATGGTGGCGGTTCTACAAGTTGAAGGGGTTGTAAATGTCAGTCAAATTCTATTAAATGGACAAGAACAAGATATCGTGTTTGAACAAACGGGGGATTTGCAGGAATTGCCCATGGTAGGGTCGGTGGTCGTCCATGATTGATCTAAAATCATCTTTACCCAACTACTATGAAAAAATACGTGAAATGAACCTTTTAATGGATGTTGAAAACAAACTCTTTGAGAGTATAAAAACAAAGATGGATAGGATTTTAAATAATCAATTTATTTTAACTTGTGATATCATGACCCTTTATCGCTATGAGCAAATGTTAAATATCAGACCTGATGCGGTCACGGAAAGCATTGAATTTAGACGAATGAGAGTGATCAACCGCTTAAACTCAAGAAGCCCCTTTACTTTTTGGTTTTATCAAGAAGCTTTAGACGTTCTTTTCGGAAAAGAAAACAACTCATTGGAGCTTGATTATAATCAATATTTATTAAACATTCATATCCACAGCTTTGATGCTAACGCCTATAACGAATTTATTAACCATCTTCGCATTACCATGCCAGCTAATTTAAGCCTCGCTTTGCGATTAATCCATCAATTCGATACCAAAGTTTATTTTGCATGTGTAACAGTAGGCGGTGAAGGGATTGAAGTTAGACCTCAATTAGTGACTGAAATTGAAGAAAAAGGCTCATCTTATCAAGGATCCATAACCATTAGTGGAGAAAGGGTTTGGACAGGACCTAAAGTCATCACAGAGACTAAATCTAAAGGGAGCTTATATCAAGGAGCCACAGTTGTATTTGGCGAATCGGTCTATATGGGACCTCGAGTGATAAGAGAGGTTATAACCAGGGGAATGTTATATCAAGGTCTTATCATGATTAGTGGTGAAGCGATCACGGTGAATCCGCAAATCAGCACAAAATTAGAGTCAACTGGACTCATTACGAAAGGTCAAACCACCGTATCAGGAGAGCAAATACAAATTTATCCGAAGGGAGTACAATAGATGAATGAATTTTATACGATATTAACGGCTGTGGGTCGCAATAAATTAGCGTCTGCAACCGCAAACGGGAGTACCATTAAGTTAACCCAATTTAGATTAGGGGACGGTAATGGAGCCAGCTATAATCCAACCGAAACGCAAACCAGTTTAAGACGTGAAGTGTGGCGTGGAAATGTGACGTTAACTAAAGTAGACTCAAATAATCCTAACTGGATTGTGGTTGAAGTGGATGTACCGGCAACTGATGGTGGTTTTATGATTCGAGAGGCAGGAGTCTTTGACAGTGCTGGGGATCTGATTGCTATCTCTAAATATCCGGAAACATACAAACCTCTTGTGGATCAAGGATCAGCTAAAGAATTAAAAGTCAGAATGATTATAGAGGTGTCCAACGCCTCATCTGTCACTTTAAATATTAATCCAGGGGTTATTTTAGTATCACAACAAGGGTTAAAAGACGCTATAGATGATATAAAAATCGGTGGTAGAAATTTTATATTAAATTCGAGTTGGATCGGCGGAGACTTTAGACATTGGTCAGATAGCTCCTATGCTAAAAGTATCGAGGGTCCTAGGTCCGGAACGTACGGTATCACTTACACCAGAACAGATAGGGAGGACGCTACTGCTAGGACGAGCCTCCACCAACTAAGAAGAGAAAGAGAAATAGAACTTGAACTCGATACCGACTACACGCTATCTGGGTGGTATAGAGTTAACTCAGAGGTATCCCTACAACATGATGACAATGATATTAGTGTCCGTATCAGGTATGATGATACTGATACCATCTCTGACCTGTGGCGTAGAAGAATAAGATTAACGGATCCTCTCGATACATGGATATATTTTAGTGTGACTGCGAATACTGGATCTCGTCCAGCTCATATAGAGAACTTTAGATTTGCCCTTGATAGGAACGGAAGTGTATCTCTTTCACAATTGAAATTTGAAAAAGGAGATAGAGCAACCGATTGGAGTCCAGATCCGGAAGATTTCCCGACTGAAAAAATCTTGTGGAGCGGATCCATCAGCGCAGAGGGGACAGAAATTACTATAGTCGATGGTGTCGAAAGCTATACCTATCTAAAATTTTACGGACGTTTTTTTGCTGGCTCAGGAGAATATTTGTTGGGAGAGCATATCGCTTCTAGATCAACCTACGTCATAAGAGATAAAAACTTATCTGATAATATAGACGACCCCGGCTTGGAAATAAGCGAATCGACATTACGAAGAGAAGGGCGAACAATACGAATTGATCAGAATCAAGTCTGGCGTTGGAGTGGTAACGCAACGGCCAACGCCAGCAAACAAAATACGTCTAATATCACAGTGATAACAAGAATTGTAGGGGTGAGAACATGATTTTGCAATTGAATAAAAATAATTTAGTAGTTGCCTATGTCGTTACAGGTGGATTAAATGGCCAGGTGATTGAACTTGAGCAGTATCATGTTACCGTGTGGAAGAGACCGGAGAAGAAATCCAAACACCTACTGGCTTGATTCCAGAAGATTTTGAATTAAATTTCCGTCCATTACTTTATAAATTTGATGGTGAGAAAATCATTTTAAATGAAGATTATGAAGAACCAGAAGCGCCTATCAACGAAGGATCTAATACATTAGAAAGTTTGCAACAAGAAAATCTAAAACTGGCAATTGCTGAAATGGCAGAAATGCAAGAAAAAGAAAGGTTAGAAACTCAATTAGCAATCGCAGAATTAGCGGAATTAATCGTGAAAGGGGGTGCTTAGTCTTGGTTAAAATTTATTATGATCTCATTAAAGCCGGATTGAGAAAAGTTGAAGACGTACCGATGCTTTGGCGTGAGGAAGTCGAAAAAAAGTTACAAGAAGAGGTTTAGTATGGAAAATTTAATCAAGATGATGACAGGGGCGATGGGGGCTATCGTCTCTTTTATATTTGGAGGATGGTCACTATTACTACAAATATTAATTACTTTTATGGCGATTGATTATGTGATTATGTGAGTGGGGTTGCAGTAGCAGGATATCTCGGTAAGTTAAATAGCCGGATCGGTTTTAAAGGAATTGCCAAAAAAGTATTAATCTTATCACTGATAGCGGTGGCTCACTTGTTAGATCAAATCGTAGTAGGTGAGGGGCAACTCATGAGAGATGCTGTCATCTTTTTTTACTTAGCTAATGAACTGTTGTCCTTTTTAGAAAATGTGAGCAAAACAAGTTTACCGATCCCACAGAAATTAAAAGATTTGATTGATGTTTTACAAAAATAGAAGAGCAATCAGTTTTAAAGCTAAAGGAGAGATATAAGATGACAATAAACATCAGACAAAGCTTAGTAGCAAGTGACAAGTACAACATTAAAGCCCCTTATATGATGACACCGCAATTTATTACGGTTCATAATACAGCCAATGATGCTTCAGCTCATAATGAAATTGCTTATATGATTCGTAATAACAATCAAGTGTCCATTTTGCGGTAGATGATATTGAAATTGTTCAAGGATTACCCCTAAATCGCAACGGTTGGCATGCTGGCGATGGGGCAAACGGTACTGGAAACCGCAAATCCATTGGGGTTGAAATTTGTTATTCAAAAAGTGGTGGCAATCGTTTTACGAAAGCGGAGCAAAATGCAGCGTGGTTAGTGGCCAAGCTGATGCAAGATCATGACATATCTTTAGCCAATGTCCGGACTCATCAGATGTGGAACGGCAAGTATTGTCCTCACCGAACGCTAGATTTAGGTTGGCAACGTTTTTTAGCTCTAGTTGAAGCTGAATTTGATAAGTTAAGTGGATTAACATCAAATAATAATAGCGGTAGTAATAATAGCAATAATAACATCAACTCAACAATATTATCAATCGTGGATTGGATGAATGCCAACGGGATGGATTCCAGCTTTGCAAACCGTGCAAGATTGGCACAACAACACGGAATCACCAACTACACGGGGACAGCAGCGCAAAACACTCAATTACTTAACCTCTTACGAAATCAATCGTCTACATCGACTCCAACCCCTGCACCGATAACTAGCTATTATCAAGGGAAACAAGCTGGAGGGACATCTATTGTTAATGCTTTGAATGCAATTAAAGTAGACTCGTCACTTAATCACCGTAGCAAAATTGCAAAAGCAAATGGGATTAGTAATTACACAGGCACAGCACAGCAAAATACTCAGATGTTAAATTTATTAAAACAAGGAAAACTAAAAAGACCGTAAATAGCTTAAAACCTCTAGTCCTTGGTTGGATTAGAGGTTTTTTTCGTTAAGGTTAAGGTGTGCGTATTTAAATTAAAAAGGTACTTACTAGGAACATGTTTATTCCTAGCAACTATGTTTTTAATTAAGCAAAATCGTCTATCTTTACATTTAAAAAACCGGCTATTATTTTAGCTTTAGTCAGACTAATATCTTGATAGCTCCCAATATAGCGACTCAGATCAGGGTAATTTAATCCTATCATCCTCGCTAGTTCTATCTGTTTAATGCCTTTTCAAGCTCATATCGTTTTCAGTTTTGACACATTTCCACTCCTTTCGCTGTTATACAATTCATGACATGTTGTATATGGATCGGAATTTCAAATGCGAATGTTTTTAAATCCTTTTTTCACTTAGGACACTAACATAGCCAAGCTCAAATAAATAATACGCCATAAAAACAAAAGCCGTCCTTTTGTTAGCGTTATAAAATACATGATTTTTAGTTAAAGGCGTGTAAAGGGCAACTGCTTTTCAAAAAATCTTTATATAAATATTCACCACAAAGCTTGATTAGATCTGTTCTGTTAATAGCACTTTTAAGAAGATTTATTAAGACATGACGAAATAGCCTTTACTAATTTTTGAGTCGTGTGGTCAAACACTTTAACGGTCGTTCTTTCATCAGTTTTTAACTTTTCATCCAGATAGTGACCCAATAAAAGGAGAGTTTTTAGACACACCTTAATCTAACCAAAAAACCTCTTAGCTAATGAACTCAGTACTTTTTACCCCTCAACGTTTTTTCTTTGACGACTTGGTGCGATTACCGCCCACAGGTGGATGCATCCCCTTTTTCTTAACGGGTCTGACCCGTGATTTAGGGAAAGGTTCATAGCCATCAAGAACATCCGGATCTCCTTCCAGGTCTGAATCGTTGAGATCCTCAAGAGACGGTGACAGTCCTTGGATAGAAGCTTGCTGAAAAGAAGCGGATTGACTGCATCCTTTTGAGGGTTCCAGTGCCTCTTGGATGAGAGCCAATAAGGCTTCTGGGGACTGATCTTGGTCGTCATCCAACCAAATCTCGATTTCCTCTTCGATGATGCCTCCTTTTCGAGGATTCCCTGATTTTTTTCTGATCATGGTTGGCGACGGGACTGATTTTTGGGTGAGCGGTGGACTTTGTTGGTTAAGGTCTGACGGAAGGGGTTCCTTACCTGGGGCAGTTAATCCTTGACATTGCGTTCCTTCTCCCAACGCCTCCAAACCATTGGACTGGGAATTCAGCGAAGCCGCAACCTCAAACAGATTCTGGTCAACGGTTAAAGGTAGACTGGCTGTAGCAAGCGTTGCTGGTGGTTTATCCTTGGAAAAAAGCGGTGGCTCTAATTTGTTTCCAACGCCTAATCCTTTGGAGGCCTGATCTTGCTTACAAGCTGACGGATGCTTTAATCGTTGGATCTTTGGCGGTTGTTTTCCTTGAACGCCTTGTTTTAACAGCTCTTGCGTGGGAGTCCCTGCCCTCAAAAGCTCAGTACTTTCTAAGAGTTCCCATGGATTGGCTGCTGTTAAAGTGCTTTTACTAAGAGTGGGGCTTCCTGGTTTAGCTTCTACTTTATTTGTCGGGGTTAACGGGGCCTCGTTCTCTTGATTTGAGGCCCTCACCGCCCCTTTTTCGGAACGTTCCCCCCCTTCTTTCATCACCGATGAATCTTCCTCTTCCAAAAGAAAGTCTTCTTCGATGACCTCCGTTTCTTCATAGATAATTAAGCGACGCTCATCCACCACCACGGCTTCCGCTAAGACATTTGCGGTCAGAGAGCAGTACCTTCTCACAAACTCACACATTTGGTTGTCATTTAATTCCGGGCGGATGTTTCTTAAGGTGACATTTTTATATTTGTAATTGTTGTCTTCATCGGCTCCCACAATAAAGCGCAACACAATTTTTCGTTTCAT